TACGAGATTATACTCACGAAGTTTAGAGCCAGTCTTACCATAAAGCTTGATAGTAGCATCTTCTTTATAGTCTTCAGGTGAACCGTAAGATCGGATGTTAGAAGGACCATCATTTACCTTACGCGCCCACTCTTCGAGTACTGCGCGCTGGCTGAAGTCTTCTTCGATCATTACAGTCGTAGTCCATTCTGCGAACGTTCGATCACCAGCAATCTTCACTTTACGACCAAAGTAAGGAACTTCAATAATACCAGTCGTGAATGAAGGAACTTGCGATGACATACACAGCAGATTAAACTCTTCACCCAAAGTCGTGACTTGTACTTCAAACAGGGCGGGACGATACCCACCCTGACTGAGAGCCGCTGACTTGAAGTTCTGTACGCTAAATGCCATTAGTTATTCTCCTGTTTTTTTCTTATTTATCTTATTTATCAGAATTGTCCAATAACTTCGGAGAATTCTACGCCAGTGCGTACAGCGACGAAGTTGAGCTGGATAAAGTTGATGCTTCGAGCTGGTTTGATGTAGATATCACCAATAAACTCGTTACGATCGATAACTTCACCAGTGTTGTTCGTCTCATCACATATAACCGTAAAGTCAGTAATACCGCGGCGACCCTGCACATCTCGTAGATAAGGCGTCACGAGGTTGACAAAGCTTGCTCGTGTGAATTCATCGTTGAATTCGAAGAGAGTAAACTTAGCAGCAGTAGCAATCGCTTTCTCAAGAACAATAAAGAGGCGACGTACGTTGATGCGATCGAACGCTGAAGGCTTAGCAAGTAGCGTCTTATCACCGAACATTACGATACCTTGTCCAGGGAAGTTAACGATTGGGTTGACACCGTTCTTATAAAGAATATCACGTTCTGCTTTCTTAGGGTTCCAAGCGAGCTTTACAACATTCTTTAAGTTGCCGCGGTTGAAACCAGCAGGTGACCACCAAGGATCGCGAGAGTCATCAGTATATGCACAAAGACCAGCGATGTCACCGTTGATGGGAATCCATCGGTAAACATCATTGTACTTATCATACATATACTTGTATCCACTATCCAATACAGCATATGAAGATGAACGTAGTTGATTACGGAAATCTACAACATCTTCAGTAATATCAGAAGTGTTGTTGACTACATCATCTTTATCAGGAGAGCAGAACACTACACAATCCTTGCGGCGCTCAGCAATATTATCGATAAGATAATTAGCCAACTGATAACCTACAACTGTTCGACCATTTGATATATTTGAACCACCGAATGATTTTCCAGCCAAGACCAAAGAAATGTCATAATCTTCAGCTGACTTAAAGAGATCATACGCTCTTAGAATATCTCCAAGGTGTTCAGTAGATCCTTCGGCTCCGATATCTCTACCAAAACCAAATGACATCGACAATGGTACAGTAGCACTAGATGAAGTAACATTAAGTGCGGTGTTAGATACAGCCGTCGTACTATCGTTTGCAAACCAAATCCAATTTGAAGCTTGATTCAAAACTTCTTTATAGTAGATAGCACCGCCGTCACTGTCTTTTGCGTCAGTAGCTCGTGATAGACCTTGCCATACTTCCATGATGGTTCCAGGAATGCCTGAAATATCGCCATCTTCGTCGATGACTACAACATGCATTTCATCATTTGCGGCTGTGTTACCATTTGCCGCTACATAGCCCGATTGACCAGGTGCTCCGTCTACTAAACCAAAATAACCCCAATATCTGTTAATTTGACCGCCTACACCAGAGATTGAAATATTCTCTGTAGTAACAAGAGGTTCACCAAAATTGATAGTATGACTATTAGCTGTAACAGTTGGCAATGCAGTGATTTCGAGATATTGAATACCAATCTCACTATTACCAACTTTAATTAAATCGCCGACTTGAAGAGCATTAACAACATCACTAACTTCTGATGAAGTAGAACCTGAAATTGTACCAGTATTTGCTCCTACATTGATTACGAGTGAATCATCAGCTACAAGATCAATATAGCTTTCAAAGGCTGTAGCGCTATCACATACTGACACTTTAAGAGAATTACCTAAAGCTCCAGGATATTTTGCTACAAATCGAACATTATCGTCGAATGCACCTCGAACTGTTTCGCTATAGTGATCTTCATTTTTTACGATGTGTTGTGAAAGCAATGCGTCTGAATCGAGAGCTGCAGAGTTTGCAATCGCATTAAATGACCATTCGGCATCATGAATTTCAAAATCATATAATCCTTCGGTACCAGTAAATGCGCTATTGATACTGATTCGAGTAGTAGTGTTACGAGTAAATGTAACTAAACCATTACCGCGGTCTGCAAAGTTTACAATTGCGCTACCTGATTCAGACGTTGCAATTGCAAAAGTATTTGCTGAACTATTTACAGATCGAATATATACTGTGTCTCCGTCATTAATACCTGATGGCAGATCTGATCCTGTTACTACTACAGCTTCTCCATTTTTAAGAGGGAAAGCTCCATCCCATGTAAAAATACCAGTAGTATCATTTAGATCTGTATTTGCATCAGCAACCGTAGCCGTAAGTTCAGCAGTATTAACAGCAGTTACTCTTGCATTTGAAGGAACACCAGAGATAATAGTTGGTACAATATCTCCTACTTCTATACCAGTAGTAGTGTTTGCGTTGATAGCAATATAGTTATCGCCATTAGTAACATAACCACCGAAACGATCGTCATCACCAGTAGAGTGATGGGCTCGCGATACATAAAGACGATTTGAATAAGCGAGGAAACTAGCGGCAGTAAAGAAAGTCTCAGCATTGTCACTATCTGGACGTCCATATACATTTGCAAGCTCTTCTTCGCTTACAACGAGTGAAGGCTTACCTACAGGTCCCCACTTAAATACACCGCCAATGGCAGCATCAGTAGTGGCAACTGCAGGGATTACAGTGGTCAGATCGATCTCTGTAACATTAACGCCTGGGCTTAATTGAAAAGGCATATTTTTGTTCTCCCTAAATTATTTTAATTATGTAAGATCGTACTTTTATTTATAAAGATTAAAGTTTCAAAGTAACCAACTATAGTCATTACCCTTAGCGGTGACCGGTTTAGGGTCCTCGAATTCGTTCTGACCGTCATCTATCATTCCAAATGGTACCAATTCACTAAACACTTTTTCCTCATTCATTTCTTTGAGGTTGATAACCGTATTTATATCGGTGAGTTCTTTGAAAAATCTCTGATTAGAAAGCCAACCGAAGAGTACCAAACACATCATCAAATCGTCATGATTACCTGGTTCTGCTTCGTATGATGTTCCCTTCTGACTAAAAGTCGACATCTCTCTAATTGTTTCGAAATCGTTGATGATCAATTGATTCTGTTCGACTAGAAGTTTGATCATAGAACAACCAATCGACTTGACAGATTTTGTAGTACGTATACCCTTATCTGCCTTCCCATTGAATCCTGCTACACCAGATAATAGACGTTTACCTTCTCGCCCATTGTTTTCAGTGAGTAGCATATTTTCATATTCGTATTCTTCAAAAATGATACCAGCGACTTGTTCTCCGATATCATTGACTTCAACGAGTATATTAGCATCGTTAAAATACTTTGCAGCAGCGTGTACAGCAGCCGCATAATCGACAGGCGTTATCATATTATTTCGATATGCACCAACCTGTACGTATGGCATTTGTGAGATGTCGATGACCTGAAAAGCTGAGTAATCAAGGCCTTTACCTCTACTCACATCGACTACAATAACATAGTTGCCATCTGGTTTTGGATCTTCATATACTATAATACCGCCTACTTCTTTGACGGCCTCTTTATATACAAGTTGTTTCAGTTTCCAACCTGCAATCAATGTACCTGATGAACCAAGAAATTCACACTCCATTTCCTGCGCGAACTTCTCGGTATCAAAATCCATTGCAGCGAGTGTTTCATCGTACCATTTTTGATCACGACCTGGTACATCAGTCCAAAGTACTTGTACGAACTGATACCCGTTCTTGCCCGCTTTCGCTCCTTCGCACGTCTTGTAGAAGTGGTTCAGACCGTTCGGGGTTGATGTTAGTAGAATTTTGGTTGACGTACCAGAAGAAATTGTAGGAAAGACCGAAGCAAAAAATTCGTCCCAGTTTTCTACGAAAGCTGTCTCGTCGATATACAGAAAAGATACTGATTTACCTCGTATTGCGGATGATGATGTGGCTGCTGCAATGATCTTTGATCCGTTTTCAAATTCTACGGATCCTTTGTTCCATTCGATGACACCTTGTTGCAAC